CCTGCTCTCATACGTCTTTTCATAAACTCCATGTGCTTATCGCTATGGTGTTCTGAATGTTCTTTCAGTTTGTTTTTCTGACGAGTGGTTAGTTTCATTTCTTTTTCCTCTTTTTCTTTTTGGAACGTAGTTTCTTAAGATCAGCAGCCGTGATCTTATCTCTCGGAGGAGCAACCGCAGCAAGTTTGCGTTGTTTAGGTGAGTAAGAGCCTTTAGGCATTACGCAGCGTTGGTGATAGCACCATTAGTCTGGAAACTTACACTTACTGTCTCAAGATCACCTGTTGCAGCAGATAGTGTTGTTCCCGTGACAATTCCAGTAAAACTTACTTTTTTACTTCCAGATGTATCTAAAAATAGTTCAAATTGTGCATCACCAGCATCTTCTGTGGTTAAAACGTCAGCGAGTAGGTTTGCAGTTTCATTACTACTGGCTGCTGTGTATAAGAAGTCTATAGAACCTGTGCCTGATATAAGACCACCTACGAAAGCTCTTGATGTTGCTCCATGAGCAGTTACGTCCAATGTGTCTTTGGAAACATCAAGTGACCAACTTGTTGTCGAGACTATTGCTTCAGTTGTTCCAGAAGAGTTCTTGAACTTTACAGAACCTTCTTCGCCACGAAAAAATGCCATGATCCTTAGAAAAAAGAGTATTTAAGATTAGTTTAACTTGTTGTTGACTTTTTTACAGTATCTTTCTTGTTATTCCTCATATATTGTTCACATCTGGGGTCCCAGAGAGCAGGATTGCGTTTGCCTTTGACTGCTTCGATAGCGTCAAGCATTTCATCGGTGATTTCAGTCATTTTTTCTTGGTTTTCTTCTTCCTAAGTATATCAGCATCAGCTTTTCTGGCACCTCCCCTGCCTGAAATGAAACTATTTACTCTGCCCATAGCCCATGCTGCCATTGGTACGTTACGTGATCCAGAGGATAAATATGCTCCCTGTCCTCTGCGATACACCTGAGACAGTTGGCCGTAGGTGAAACGGCTTTTATCTGCTTTTTCTCTTAGTGTTTGTTTTGTTTTTTCGCTTAGTGGTTTTCTTTTTGTCGTCATTTTGGGCTGTTCGTGATTTGTTGATGGCTTTTATGTCGATATATTGACCTTTTTTGTACTTTTCGGCTGTTTCTTTGATCTCTTTTGCCTTTGCAGACTTATTTTTTGCACCTGCAAGGTATTTGCTAGGTACATTTGTCTTTTTATCCCTTCTTACCCGTCTGAACTTTCTCATTTTTTCTTAGTTTTCTTCTTCTTTTTCTTTTTCTTTGTTGTGGACTTCATTGATCCACCATAACCATAGCCCATAATAAAAAGAATCTCTTAGTATATTCTAAACGAAGTTTGGCCCAGTGTCTCTGGTTTAACAAGATTAAACTGTTGTAAACATAAGTAACCGAAAGCATCAAAAGCGTGATCTACTCCTAGATTTTTGTTAGGTAATCCTGTGTTGGGGGCGTAAGTGAGTGTTCTGAGTGCTTTTATCAATTCTTTACATCTTGGATGGATTATGGTGCGTCTTTCTTCGGCTGCATCGAATAAAGCTGTGTTTATACAGGTTATCTTGTCACGTATTTTCCAGGGTGCTTTAGGGGAAGATACGGTGAAGCCGCTTCTGCGGAGGATGTTGTGGTCAGTTGAGCCGACTCCTGATGTTTTTCGGGCTGCACCTGTGGGGTCTGGGCAAGCAATTATTCGTCTGTCCACTCCATAGCGGTTCATTACTTCTTCTGTAAAATCCCAGGTTGTTGCTCCGCCTGTGAGAATTATCTCATCGAAGACGTATAGGTATTGCTGGTGGCGGACGGCACAGATTCCGCAAAGTGGATCTACGTTAAAATCGACTCCCAGGAGTAGGGGAAGGAACTGCATATCGTTTGCCTCCTCAGAAATATTGGAGTCTGAAAATGAGACTGCAACGAGACCCGTGAGATTCTCAAAGCTGGCTTCAAATTCCTGCTTGAATGTTCTGCTGTCCAGTTGGGCCTTTGCTGCTTCGACTTCCTCCTTTGCTACGTTGCCCCCTTCGATTGTTGTGAAGCTCCATCTTTTCCAGTCACCTGTTTCATCCTGTGGAACGTAGCACCATAAATCGTAGAACCAGGAGGCTGTGCCATCTGGTGTAGAAATGAAAAGTGCCCATCCCTGTTTATCTGCAAGAGCAGGTCGTATCACTTCAAACCAGACTTCGGAATCCATGAAGGCTGCTTCGTCAAGTACTACTCCAGCAAGGCTTCGACCTCGGAGAGTGGTTGCGTTTTCCGTGCCCTTGAGTTCAATTAGCGATCCATTAATTAGTTCTATTTTTAGGTCGGTTTCATTTTTTGCTTTGATCCATTCTCTTGGAACGAGTCTCTTTAGTTCTTTCCAGGCAATGTCTTTTGCCATGCGGTAGGTGGGGGCACAGTAGAAGTAGGTTTCGTTGGGGCGGTCTATTGCTGCTTTTACCAGTTCTATGCAGGATAGATAGGATTTTCCAAATCTTCTGCCAGCTACGAGAACTCTGAATCGTTGTTTTGCATTGAACACCTCCCCCTGTGCCCATTTAAGGGTTAGATTTTCGGTTGTAGCGGTACTCATGTAGTAAAGAATAGCTTAAATTTGACTATTTACACCATTTTTATCGACTAAGTA